TAGTGCTGCTACAGGAGCATTAACAGTAACAGGTAATGTAACAGTAACAGGCACAGTTGACGGTGTAGATATAGCTGGTCTCAATACAACTGTTAGCAACCTAAGTTTATCAGGCAGTACTTTAGCTAATGGTACAACTGCAACTACACAATCTGCTGGAGATGCTTCAACAAAAGTTGCTACAACAGCTTATACAGATACAGCAATAACAAATTTAATTGATAGTAGCCCTAGTGCATTAAATACTTTAAATGAATTAGCAGCAGCTTTAGGTGATGATGCTAACTTCTCAACAACAGTTACCAACTCAATAGCAACTAAACTAGCAAATATTGTTGAAGACAGTTCACCGCAGCTAGGCGGTGCGTTAGATACTAATGGAAATAATATTAATATTGGAGATAGTGGTAGCGCATCTGATGATCGTTTGGTAATTGGTGCTGGTTCAGACTTACAAATTTTTCACCAACCAAATAATAGCTTTATAGACAGTAGCAACGGAACTTTAAATATAAGAGCTTTTGGTAGTAGTGCAAATGATGGAATTGTACTTACTGGTAATAATGATATTTTAATTAAAGTTAATGGTGGAGATGATTCAGCTAAATTTATTGGTACTGGAGCTGTAGAGCTATATCACAACAACAGTAAAAAGTTTGAGACTACAAGTACTGGTGTTTCAATAGATGGAAATATTTCTGCTGGAGATAACGACCATCTTTACCTTGGAGATTCGCAAGATATAAATATCTATCATGATGGTACGGATAACTATTTTTATCTTGGTACTGGCACTACTTACTTTAGAAATGCAAGTAATGCTTTTCTCGCATCTTTTGTAAGTGGTGGACCCATATACTTATATCACAATGGCAATAAAAAGTTTGAGACAAGTGCAACTGGCGTTAGCGTAACAGGAGCTTTAGTTGCTAGTGGCAACATCTCAGGCGGGGAAACTTTAACTGTTTCAGGTAATGCACCAAATATTACTTTTACTGATACAGATCATAACCCTGATTATAAAATTTACACTGATTCTGGTAATTTGTACATTTATGATTCAACTAATAATTCAAATAGATTTATAGTTAATTCTGATGGTCACATTGATGTAGCTGGCAACCTAGACGTTGGTTCTGGTCTTGACGTAACAGGTGCTATTGTTGCTTCAGGTAACGTAACAGCTTACTCTGACGCAAGACTAAAAACAGACATTTCTACTATCAATGATGCTCTTGGTATTGTTGGTAAGTTACGTGGTGTTAGTTATAAGTGGATAAAAGATGGCAAACCTTCTATTGGTGTTATTGCACAAGAAGTAGAAGAAGTAATACCTGAAGTTGTTTTAACTAATGTAAACACCGACCCTGCTACAGGCGAAGAAACAGAAGTCAAATCAGTTGATTACGGAAAAATAGTTGGTGTACTTATAAATGCAATCAACGAACTTAAAGCAGAAGTAGACGAGCTTAAAGGAGGTAAGTAATGGCTTTACAAAGCTCTGGAGCAATTTCTCTTGCAAACATTGCTTCCGAATTTGGAGGGTCTACTCCTCACTCTCTTTCTGAATATTACGGAGTAGCGTCTGGAGTTCCTGGGTCAGGAACAATAAGCTTTTCTGATTTTTATGGTACTTCAAGTATTATTGCGTATTCTGCAAGTAATGGGCAAACAAATATTTCTCTTTCAAGTGTATTTGGATCAGCTTGGACACAAAATGTAGCAAAACAATATACCGTTTCAAGTGGTGTAAATGTTGGTGGTACAGGGGGAACAGCAGCTATAACTGCTAACTCTGGTATGGGAGGTACATTAAATATTGTTATTGCAGGAACTGTTTCTGGTACTGGTGGAACAGGTGGTGGTGGTGGTTCTGGTGGTAATCATGCTTGGAACTCTTCTGGTGCCGCATCTGGTGGTTCTAACGGAACAAATGGTAGTACTGCAATAGTTATTTCTTCAAGTAACGTAACCGTTACAAATAGCGGTACTATCTCAGGTGGTGGTGGCGGCGGCGGTGGCGGTGGTGGCGGCGGCGCTCGCAGAATTATGTTCTCAAACCTTGCTGGTGGTGCTGGTGGAACAGGTGGTAATGGTTTTGGTTGGAATCAAAGTCAAACAAACGGTTCTAGTGGCGGTGGCGGTAATTCAAGTAACCCTGGTGGTAATGGTGGTAATGGTGGTAGCGGTGGTCAAAATGGTAGCAGTGGCGGCAATGGTTATAATTTTAATGGTTCACAAAGCACTTACCCATATGCATCTCATGGTGGTGCTGGAGGTTCTGGAGGTTCGGCTGGAGCAGCTATTACTGGATCTTATACCTTATCCAATAGCGGAACAATTAATGGTTCAAGTTAATTAATGGATATACCTGAGATTAATCTGCCTAATACAGATTATCTCGTACCACCTAGTACAATATTTTATCCACCTGTGGCAGAGATTCCATATCTAGATCCAATCCTTCTACCTTCTCTGGAACAGGTACAGTCGGGACTTGGGGCAGATCAGGAACCTGTTTCAGAAGAAGCATCATCTTCAACGGAGGAAGTAACAGGAGTACAACCACCCCCAATACCGAACAACTTGCCAGGAACCAAAGAAACTTTATCATCTGAATCTGTAGGTACTTTTAATATACCATTTTTCGGTGAGATGCCAATTCCATCGCCTGAAGTAATTGCCTCCTCTGTGATCGCTGCGGGAACTGCGTCAGTAGTAAGCGTGGCAGGGGGTATCGCTATGCAATCTGTACTAGCTTTTATTAAGAAAACATCTAAAAAAATATTTACTAAGGTTTTGAAGAAGGAGGTAAAGGATCTGCAAACAAAGAAGGATTAGCTTTTACATAACTTCGTATATTAATTACATCGTTACAGATGTATGCGAACTTAGATTTAGGATTAATCATATAACCTGATGCGTGAAGCTGACTACATTTCAAAACACGAACTAGCTGTTTATCATGCACTTGCTTGTCTAGTTGTTCTATGGCTAGGTCTAGCTTTACTCTGGCTAACTCCGAACACGTTTCGTTATTAGTTCCCAGGGGAACCATAAAAGACATCTGAAACCCCCATCCTTCATTGATACTATAAGTCTCACTACTAGGATTCTCTGCATCATTACCTGTATAGAAAGGTGTGAAGGCCATAGTAGGTTGACTACAAACTAAATTTCCAAACTGCAACTTACCTGTCATTCCATTATTAACATTCATATTCTGATTGATAATACTAGAGTTACCAATCGCATTTGGTTGAGCCTGTACGTTGGTATCGCCTTCGGCTTTTGCTTTACTGACTAAAGACAGACAAAGAAGTGATAACGCTAGTAGTTGAAATCGCATCTGTTTGTGTAATCTTTTCAACCATTTGGCTGGCAGCCCTTGTAGAAATAGAAAGTGACCAAGGGTTTGTATCTGTCTTAACTGTAAATACTGGATCTCCACCAGCAATACCAGCAGAAGCAGCTACAGATATATTACTTGCTTCCCAAGAATTTACTGCTGCTCCATACTTTTCGGTCACTATAGTACGAGCTATTGTCTGAGTAGTATTTTCAGTTCTGTTAGATGTACCAGTAGTCCAAGTAGGAACTCCGTTTGCGTAACAAGGAGCAACTAAAAACAAACCTAGTAGTAGTAACTTTTTCATGGGTTTACTTTTTTGTATCCTTATTATTACCTATTGTAGGTGTTTTGGCATTTCCATTACTGTTACCCTTCTTACCAATAGACAAACCAAGACTCGCAGTTGACGCTGAAAAAATACTTGCAATAAATGTCGGATCAAAATCTACTATCTTTTTACCACTAGGCGGCTCCCAGTATGAAAGTGTTAATAAAGCTGCTGACCAAACTAAAATAGAAACTTTTACAATGGTTTCTACTTTACTTGTTTCTTGCTCTTCCATAACTAGTTTTATTAGTCATACTATACATAATTACTTATTTAGGCAAATGACAGAGGTACAAGCGATGTTAATAGGAGCTACAGCAAGTGCTTTTGTTATGGTTTTATCTAACATGAGTAACCGTAGAGAAAAAACTATTATTGATATCTATACTAGATTAAACAAGTTGTCGCAAGCGGTTAGCAGAATAGAAGGCAAGATACAATAACGTGTGCTATGTTTGGAAAAACAAACAAACTATGTACAAAATACTAAAACCTATTTTGTTACGCTTCCTTTCTACGACAGGATGCAAGAGATTAATTGTGGATTTATTAAGGTCAATTTCAAAACAAACCTCGAATACATTAGATGATCGTGCTGTTGATATGTTGGAGCAACAACTTTTCCCAAAGTTAAACTAATATGAACCATAAAGAATTTTTTGATATTCTTATTGGTAATCCTCCTCCCGAAGTAGAGCTTGAAATAGAAATAAAATGCAGAGAGGTAAAAGAATTACCTGATTTTGTTATCAAAGACTATTGTTGTGACCTTGTAAAACAAGTAAGACTGCAAGATATGTTACTTGTAGCTGCACTTATGCGTATCTCTGAAGTAGAAACTAAAATTTATAGGTACGAAAAGAAGTTACATCAGTACAAAAGACAAAGTAAATTAAGTCTTTTCAATACATTACGTCAAAAAATGTTTGGCAAATCGTTTAAAAAATGATTATATTAATCTAAAACGTAGTTTTTATGGATAAGAATTTTAAGATCCTAGAAAAGTTACACCTACTTCTAGCTAAAGAACTAACAGATAAGATTACAAGTGGCGAAGCAAAGGCTGGTGATCTGAACGTAGCGAGACAATTTCTAAAAGATAATGGTGTTGAGTGCTTACCTGTAGAGAAAAACCCTATGCAAGAACTAATGGAGAACTTACCAGACCTAGATGCTGTACCTGTAGCTGATTTATAATTGCAACCTTTACCTAAAAAACTACAAGACTTTAGATATTTCTTAATCGTTACTTGGAGACATCTAAACCTACCAGATCCTACTCCTGTTCAGTTAGATATAGCTGAGTATCTACAATATGGTGCTAGACGTAAGATCATTCAAGGATTTCGTGGTGTAGGTAAGAGTTGGATTACTTCTACTTACGTTGTGTGGCGACTTCGTATGAACCCACAACTAAAGTTCCTTGTAGTATCTGCCAGTAAAGACAGAGCCGATAACTTTACGACCTTTACTATGCGTCTTATAAACGAGATGCCAATACTTGCTGGATTGATCCCTAGTGACGACCAGAGAAACAGTAAAGTAAGTTTTGATGTAAGACCAGCACAAGCTGACCATGCCCCTTCTTGCTCTTCTAGAGGGGTTCTAGGGCAGATGTCAGGAGCTAGGGCAGACGAAGTAATTGCAGATGACGTAGAGGTTCCTAATAATTCTTTCA